TTACCTAAACCAAAATCCGGAGAAAAACAAAAGGAGTTTATTCAGCGTTGCGTTACGGATAATACAATGGCCAAAGAATTTCCTCAACGAGACCAAAGGGTAGCTGTATGCTATCAGCAATGGAAAGAAAAGTAGAGCTTCGGCTCTATTTTTTTTGTCTTAATGTTTGGTGTATTGTTTTTTTGTATATGTTTGTACGAACAAAACACCTAAAACAAATCAAAATGACAACACAACACAGAATACAACAGTTAAAGAATGAATTGGATGCAATTTATTCTGAAATGCCTACATCGTTCTTTCAAATGGAACAACGAAATAAGTCAGCATTTATAATTTGTAAAGAGATTGAAAAATTAGAAAACCCAATCGCCTATCAAGAAAATTCAAACTTTTGGGACAACCACGAGATTCGCTTGTAACCTAAACCCCTTTGGGGGGCTTAATCAAAAACCAATCAATATGAACAAGCTTCAAAACCTAATCATTGACATAACCGTTCCGCTTGCGTGGTTCGCTATTGCATCCGTTGCAATCTTCGTTATGTTTCTTTTCCCACAACTTTTATGGAATTTGTTATGCAAGTAACATACGTTGACCTGATGGATGCTGCGGCAGACCAAGGAGTAGGCCCAGAGGATAACTTCGATACGATAATTGCTTTCCACGAAGCGTTTGCTGCTTGGGCAGGGTTCAAGAACGTAGAAGAGTTTTACGACTGGCGTTTAGAGCTGGACGGCGCATACGAGCAAGGTCCCGACGGGATTGCTTATTACGGTGGGTTTATCCAAGAGCCAAGAGAAATAGACTTCCCAGAGGAGTTTACTATTGCTCCTTTGTACTTACTTGCGGAAGCCCATTGCGAATACCTTGCGTGGTAAATTTTAACTATCTAAACTTTTAATTATGACAACGGTAGAATATATGCGCCTGCTTATCAAGCAGTACGGTAGCGACATTCCACAAGAGGAAATGGACAAGGCAATCAACTACGAATCGATGCTTCTGGACATTGCCTTTAACAAGGGCAGTATGGCAGCACACGACAAAATCAGAAAGATGATATGAAAATTATTGAACTATTGGACGGTAGTACCTGGGATAGGGATACCATCTTAGAAAAGATGAAGGATGATTCGTTTTACTACGGGCACCTTGCAAAACACGCCTTGTCCTCGTCCGCTTGTAAGCTGTTGTTATCCTCACCCAAAACGTACCACTACGTTACAAAGTACGGGCAGGAGGATTCCGATGCGTTCACCGTGGGGCGATTGGTTCACTTGATGGCGTTAGAACCAAACCGAATGCAGGAGTACGACATTATCGACGTACAGAGCAAGAATACCAATATGTGGAAGGACGCTAAAGCAAAAGGCGGACAAATAATCACAAAGAAAGAATACAACGAAGCCAGAAGGATTGCCGATGCCTTACTACGCAACGAACACGTCCTTGGCTACATTCAAGGTTGCGAGTTTGAGGTTCCTGCCGTTGGTGTTATTGAGGGATTGCCCTTCCGGGCTAAAGCAGATATTTTAGGTAACAATTTTATTGCAGACCTTAAAACCACTACCGACCTTCGTGCGTTTCCTTACAGCGCCAAGAAATACGGATACGACCTCCAGGCGTTTATCTACACCCGCTTGTTCGGAGTGCCTATTGATAAGTTTATATTTATTGCCGTAGACAAAGCGTCTTTGGACGTTGGTATTTATACCATATCCCCAGAGTTTGTTGCTGAGGGTGAGCGCAAAGCGCACGAGGCGATTAAACTGTACAAAGAGTTCTTTATGGGAAAAGACAACCCAGAGCTTGACAACTATACCATTATCGGTCAACTTTAACATTGACAAGGGGAAGCCGAAAACCTTTTAGAGTAGGCAACTTATAAATTTCGTATTATGAACGAGATAAAAATTGGTGAGGCAAAAATGATTCAAGCAAAAGAATTGTGCTTCACGCTTGGAAACCGTGAGGTCTACGATTCTCACATTGGAAAGTTTGAAACCCTGCTTACAGAGTACGGTTTTATGGACGCCTTGAAAGTTGTTCCCGGAGACGGGTGCTACCAAATTGTAGAAGGCCAACACCGCTTTGAGGCGGGCAAGCGTCTTGGAATGAATGAATTTCCTTGCTACGTTATTGATTGGTTAGATGGCTGCGATGATGACGAAATACAAAATATCATTATATCCCTGAACGCCAACAACAAGGTCTGGACTATTTACGACTTCGTAAAGAGCTTTGCTGACCGTGGAAGTGACGAATACAAGAAACTAAAAGAACGAATGATTCAATACCGGGATACGTTATCTAATGGTGTTGTAGCGTCTTGCCATACCGGGCGAGCAAGAGGCCATTCAATAATCCGAGAAGGTAACTTTAAGAATGTAAACAATGATTTTAGCGAATGGCTACTAATGCGCTTGCACCAGGTGGTAATATCTGACGGAAAAAAGAACTTCCCGTCTCGCCTGCTTTCAATCTTTGTAGCGTGCGTTTGGAATTTACAGAATGACACAAGGTTAATCAACAACCTAATTCACGAAATGCGTAAACTTGTAGCGAGTGGTAATAAAGTACCGGACGGTGAGCAGGCCCTGCAAGATTGGGTGACTAAGATGGTTGAGATTATCGGTGAAGAGAATAAACACAATGACTGACATAACTAAATGCACGGGAGAGGGTTGTGCGTTAAAACAAACGTGTTACCGATTCACCGCCCCAATGGGAACCTATCAATCAATGTTTGTTGAGGTACCAAATCGGAACGGCAAGTGCGATTATTACTGGGAAACCTTTAACACCAAATGAAAATAGACCATATCGCACACTTCTGGGCTGGGATGGCAATCCTTGCCGTTACGGGTAGCTGGCCAATTCTTATCGCAGCAGCATTCGGCAGAGAATTAAAAGGAATCCTGCTCGACGGCCGCAGGGACTACAACGATAGCGTTTGGGACGTTGTGTACACCTTGGTTGGTGGCGTAGCTGCAATGGTAGCGCAATTCTTGTTTGCCCTATGAAGGCCGTATTGGAGTTCACGCTTCCCGACGAGGAAACGGAGTTTATGGAAGCCGTTAACGGAGGGATGTTTAAGCACGTCCTTTGGCAGTTAGACCAAAAGCTACGAGGCAACTTAAAATACGGAGAACTTCCAGACGTTGAATACAAATGCTACGAAACGATACGCAAAGATTTGCATTCGATACTTAACGCCAATAATTTGACAATAGAATGAAAACCCAAATCCAAGAGCTGATTGCCCTTTACAAGATGCTGGACGAAATCACTCAAATAATCGAATCGGAGAATAGCGGTTTATCAGCGGAGCAAAGGTTGGGCGAGATTGAAACAACAATTAGAAATTATTTTAAGGGAGAATGAAAGACCAATTTATGCGGATAGCAATGGCTCGTTTACGCAGCACCTATCCTTTCAAGCCACAACGCAGAGCAGTTGCTGCGAAGATGTGGGTTCGGTTTGTTGACAAGAAGTCAGATAACCACGCACGCTGGCAAGATGAGGAGGAGGAATTGAATAAGCGTATGAATATCATTGGGCAGAATGGAAACAATGGAGACCACTACTAAGGTTTGTGGAAAGTGTAAGGTTGAGAAACCTTATGGTGATTTTTACAAGAGCAAAGCAAATAAAGACGGGTTCGCTTCTCGTTGTAAGAAATGCGCAAAAGAATATGCGATAGTAAATCACGAAAAAATTCTTGAATACTCAAAGATGTATCACAATAAAAACAGAGATGTAATTCTTGAAAAGAAAAAGAATTATTACGAAAAAAACAAAGCGCAACACGTTGTTCGCCAAAGTAGGTATATGAAAAAGATGCTGGAAAATGACCCTATTTTTAGGGTGCTTCATAACATACGTTGTCGTGTTTCTTCATACTGTAGTGCAATTAGAGCAAATAAAATAGCCAAAACAAAAGAGATGCTTGGTGTTGACCTTGATTGTTTTAAGTCGTATATGGAATCAAAATTCCAAGAAGGTATGACTTGGGAGAATTACGGAAAATGGCACGTTGACCATATTAAACCTATTTCTTTAGCAACAACCGAACAACAAATAATCGAGCTAAACCACTACACCAACCTTCAACCTCTATGGGCAGTTGATAATATAAAGAAATCAAACAAGTATGAAAAATCACACTAAGGTTTATATGAAGGCAATGGGGCTTTCACCCGTTGAATTTATTTGCTGCGAGGTTTGCAATCGTAGAGCTGTGGACATCCACCATATCGAACCCCGTGGTATGGGAGGCAGTAAACTTATGGACACTCCAGAGAACTTAATGGCGTTGTGCCGGGAGTGCCACCACGAAGCCGACTTTGGTGTTGAACTATCCAGGGACTTCTTAAAAGCTGTACACCTAAAAAAGCTCAATAAATGATTCATATCATTACTCCCTGCTCACGCCCGGAGAATCTTTCAACAATCAAGCAAACCATTCCAGAGGATTGCAGTTGGACGGTAGTCGTTGACGAGAAAGCAATAGGCGATTTCCCAAACGGAATTACCTATTTGCGTCCTAACGTATCCGGTAGTTGGGGGCATCCACTTCGGAATGTCGGTATGGAGTTTATATTGGCCCTAAAGGCCAAAAGAGGCGATTACATATACTTTCTCGACGATGACAATATAATTCACCCAGATTGGTACGAAGCCGTTAAAAACGAGTTTTATCCAGTTATCACCTGGGGGCAAGTATTTAAGAATGGCCACCCAAGATTGCACCCAACTAAAGAACCAAGAGTAGGCACAATCGACACCGCCTCGTTTATGGTGCGTTGCGATGCTATTGGAGAAGCAAGATTCGGAACCGAATACGAAGCAGACGGTCTATTCGCTCAACAAATGGCAAAGTGGAATGTAAACACGCTCGATGCCTACCTTTGTTACTATAACTACTTGAAATGAAAGTCCTTTGCCTTGGAGACCAAAACTCCGGAGTGGTGTACCACCGGATTTACAAGCCCTTCACTCTACTCCAGGAGAAAGGGCTTTTAGATTTTCAGATACTCAACTACAAACAGCCAATACCGGAAGCCGATTGGGAAGACGTTACTCACGTAATCTTTTCTCGTGCGCTTCCCTTCTCCGGTGAATCCTTTTCTAACTTCTTTGCTATCTGCAAAGCAACGGGCAAGAAGGTTATTATTGATAACGACGATTGGTGGCACTTGGCTCTTGACCACCCAAGTAAAGCAGGATACGATAAAGCAAACCTATCTGGAAGGATTGTAAACTCTATGTACTTTGCAGACGAGGTATGGACTACGCAGAAGTACCTTGCCGATAAAATCAAGAAAGTAAATAGAAACGTACATATTCTCCCAAACGGATTAGACCCCGCAGACCCGCAATGGCAGATAACTCGGCAGGAAGCAGATGAGGTGCGATTTGGTTACGTGGCCGGCATATCCCACCTTCCAGACCTTTTGCAAAATAAGATAGACCTTTCCCCTTACGAATCCTACGTTGCTGACCTTGGTGGATACCCCGAAGCCGCAAAAGCAAGATTCGCATTAGAAACAAAATCCCCAGAGGAATACGGACAACTTTACCAAATGTTTGATGTTGCATTGGCTCCGTTATTGCCAAGTGAGTTTAACCGCTGCAAATCAAACCTAAAGATGGTAGAAGCAGGGTTCGCTGGTTGTGCGTTAATTGTAAGTGATGTAGCACCGTACTCTAAACACCTAAACGATAAAAACTGCATAGCCGTAAAGCATAACGGGGATTGGAATAAGGCAATTAAATACCTGCACGAGAACCCAAACAAAGCCGGGGATATTGCCTTGACCCTGCACGAGGATATGACCACCAACTTTAATATCCACGACTTTAACGATTTGCGACTGGAGCGTTTGCAGAAGTTGAGTTAATTATTAAAGTAATAAAATGAAATATGCCAAAAGGAAATCCAAACCTCGTTAAAGGTGGCCCGCCTTTGAATCCCGCTGGCCGCCCACAAGGCGCACTCAACAAGTCAACTACCAAGATTCGGGAAGCATTCCAAAAACTTATCGAGGATAATCTTGAGAATATGACTATCTGGCTTTCTGACGTAGCAGCAGAAGACCCAAAGGCAGCTCTTGACATTCTAAACAAAATGGCGGAGTACACAACTCCCAAGCTGGCACGGGTAGAGAACTCACACGAAGTGAGCGAAGAGTTAACCTCAATCAAGGTGGAGATTGTCCGTTCTGGAAATTAAGACAAGTGAACTCTTTGAAAAGAACTACACCGCACCAACCCGGATAGTAGTTAATCAGGGAGGTTCAAGAAGTGGTAAGACTTATTCCATATTGCAAATGCTGGTTATCCTGGCAATGCAAGAACGGGGTAAGGTTATCTCTATTGTGCGTAAGTCGCTTCCGTCGCTTAAAATGACTGCTTACCGGGACTTTATGGAAATCGTAAAGGCAATGGACTTGTACGACGAAAAGCAGCATAACAAATCAGACCTCACCTACACGCTTAACGGAAACTTGTTTGAGTTTTTGTCGCTTGACCAACCGCAAAAGAAACGGGGTGCAAGACGGGACTACTTATTTTGCAATGAGGCAAACGAACTGACTTGGGAGGACTTTTTTCAGCTATTGGTTCGTACCACCGGAAAGATATGGCTTGACTACAACCCGTCAGAATCCTTCCATTGGATTTATGACCGATTGCTTACCAGGGACGATGTAACGTACATACAAAGTACATACAAGGATAACCCATTCCTTGACCAAAATATAGTAAACGAAATCGAACGGTTGCAATACACAGACGAGGACTATTGGCGTATCTACGGTCTGGGTGAGCGTGGTATGAGCCGAGCAACAATCTTTCAATTCGGAACGTCAGAAATCCCACAAGAAGCAAAACTACTTTCCTATGGCCTTGACTTTGGTTTTACAAATGACCCGTCCGCTATTGTGGCAATCTACCAGCACGGGGACAATCTTTACTTGGACGAGTTGCTCTACCGAACTGGTATGACAAACCGAGACCTCCATCACCACCTACAATCGTTAGGACTTGACCGGAGGGACGAAATCTTTGCCGATAGTGCCGAACCGAAATCAATCGAGGAACTGCACCGATTCGGCTGGAACGTAAAGCCAACCGCCAAGGGGCAGGATTCAATTAACGCAGGTATTGATATACTGAAACGGCATAAGTTGTTTGCAACAGCACGAAGCAACAATCTAATTAAAGAATTGCAGAACTACAAATGGACGGAGGACAAGAACGGCAATCTGCTTAATAAGCCAATAGACGTAATGAATCACGCCCTCGACGCTGCACGCTATGCCGTGTACAATAAACTTTCTAAACCAAACTACGGTAGGTATTCTATCCGTTGAGTTATTTATCTATGGAACTTAAATTAGTAGTACCAACTTCGCTTGACGAAATCACGCTTGAACAATATCAGCGATTTGCTCGTATTGAAGGCGAAGGTGAGTTCAAGCAAATGAAGATGCTTGAAATCTTCTGCGGGGTTCCGTTTTCAGAGCTGCCGAATGTCCGCTTGATAGATGCAGTAAGCGTATTGGAACGCCTGACTAAGACCCTATCCGAGAAACCCGGATTGACTAAATTCTTTCAACTCAACGAAGTTAAATACGGATTCATCCCAGCACTTAACGAAATTTCCCTCGGTGAGTTTGTCGACCTTGATTCTTACTTATCCGATTGGGCAACTATGCACCGTGCAATGGCGGTACTATACCGCCCGGTCGTAAAGGAAAAGGGTGAGCGTTACGATATTGAGAAATACGAAGCAACAGACGAACGAGACGAAATAATGAAACAGATGCCCGCTTCGGTAGTGCTTGGTGCGCTGGTTTTTTTTTATCGTTTAGGGAACGTATTGGCAGCGCATACCCTGCGCTCTTTGGAGAAAGAACTGAAAACCCATACACCAGAGAAGCCCAATTCGGACAGCGATGGGGATGGTATCAGTCAATCTATGCGCTTGCTCAAGGAGATGTCCTCAAATTTGGAGACGTTACTAAACTTCCAATAAACCAGGCATTAACGTACCTAACATTCGAGAAAGAGAAAAACGATATTGAAATTTCAATGATTAAAAAATGAGAAGTTTTTATTTAGCCACCGAAAAGATAAACGAATACCTATCCTCGCACCCGTTGGTGAAGGTTGTAACCTTTGGGGATATATTCGACGTTGACCTAAATAAGCAAACGATATTCCCGTTGGCGCATATTATGGTTAACCAAGCAACATTCGCAGACCACGTAATACGATTCAACGTATCGGTGTTGTGTATGGATATTGT